GAGATGGAAACGTCGGGATTGGAACAGATAATCCTCTTACAAACCTTCATATTGCAAACAGCGGAACTGCGGCTCAATTATCTTTAGAAAGAACAGACACCTCTGATACTCTTAAATTAGTCATTGGAAGTAGTTATGGGTATTTGCAAAATACGACTGGCCCATTAAGCTTAGGAACTACAGGCGGTAATCAGCAATTAAATATTGCTACGGACGGCAACGTAGGGATAGGAGCAACCAGTTTCACCTCTAAACTGCACGTAGAAGCAACAGGTACATCTAATATTCGTACTTTGCAGTTAAATGGAGTTGGGGCTGGAACAACAGGGATAAGAGTAGCGAGTGGAAGTGCTTTTTTAGATATTGCTAATAACCTCAACCATACACAAATTGTAGCATTTGATACAGCAAATAAAGCATTAGTTTACCAACAAAGAGGTTCAGGAGGAGGAGGTAACGCCTTCCCAGCCCACCAGTTTACAGGAGACGCTAATACCTCAGGAGCTTACCCTGCGATATTAGGGGCTAAGGGTGGTGCAGCGGGAGCCGCTTTGTTTATAGGTCAGCAAGCTGACAACACTACTGTATTTACTGTTGAATACGACGGTAAAGTAGGTATTGGAACTGATAATCCTAGCGAGAGGCTTCATGTAAATGGTGGATTAAGATTGGATGGAAGTGTATATAATAGTAATTTAAACTATTTAGAATTTACACCAAACGGCTCAGACTCATTCATATCACAAAAAGGCGGCGGAAATAGCTTAATACTGAGAGGTAATAATGGCGTTAAATTACAAAAAAACTCAGGGACTAATGTAACCGTTGTGTTAGGTGAAGATGCTCAAAAGATAGTAGCTTCGGGAACAAGTGATAGTATTTCACTATTTACTTCAAGTACTGAAAAGCTTCGTATAGATTCAAGTGGTAAAGTTGGTATCGGAACAACTATCCCTAGCGCTAAGTTAGAGGTTTCATCCACTAGTGGTTGGGGTCTATTCACAGAAAGAGGAATTAAAGATGGATCAACAAGCACTTACTCCCATAACTATAATGCAGGAAATGCTCATGTTTTAGGTAGATCTACCATTTTTGAGTCAAGTGTTACATTTTCTACATCAACAGCGAGCTCAACTACTAAAGCGTATAGATTCAATAATCAATCAGATAAATTAGTTTTAGTTTCAGTTGTAGCTGGAGTTGCTACTGATAATAATATTTTAGTAATTTCTGGAACTAATATAGGTATCGGAACGACAACTCCTGACAGAACTTTAGATGTAGAAGGTAGCGGTAGGTTTGTTAATAATAATACTACCGTAGATATAAATAATAGCAATTACGTACCCCTTAAAATTGACCACACGAACGGGTACGCTCACGCTAGAATAAATGGTTTTGAAGTAGGTGGTGAAACCACTGCGTATAACGAAGGGTACATTAAGACCGCTGACAACTCAAGAGTGTTAAAACTAAACACAGACGGGTGGTTATTTAAAGTTACCTCCGCGGAGAAGATGAGGTTGACCCCTTCAGGTAACTTAGGTATTGGAACAACCAATCCTGGATCTACTCTACCTACAGACTCTGAAACTGCTAGTAAAGTTTTGCAATTAACAGGAGTAAGTGGAAATACAGGTGATACTGCCGTTTTACTTAGAAGTTCAGATAATTCTTCGGGATTAGATTTATGGCATAATGCTTCATCAGGTGATTCTTATATTGATAATAGATTTAACGCTGCTCAAGGAGATACTATATTTAGGGTTAAAACCGCAGGAACTCCGCTAGAAGCGCTTAGAATTGCAGGAGATGGTAACGTAGGTATAGGGACATCTAGTCCTGCTGAGAAGTTACATATTTTTGGTACAACCGCAGCAGTTAAAATAGAGGGTAATGGAATTACAAGTGCAAATTTAAAATTTAAAACAAACGAAACAGACAGATGGAATGTAAATGTTCCAAGTGGTTCTACCGATTTACGTTTTACTACTGGTTCAAGTGATACATTAACTTTAAAATCTAACGGTAACGTCGGGATCGGGACGACTAGTCCTAGTGAGAAACTTGATATTGAAGGTAATGTAAGAGTAGGTCAAAATAATGGCTTTTATATAAATAACCAAAATGTAGGAATAAAAAGAGATTCAAACGATTTAGTGTTAGGAGGTTTTGGGAACGTAATAATTAAATCATCAAGTACCACAGTAGTTAATCAAGCCGAAAGAATGCGCATTACCTCGGCGGGTAACGTCGGGATCGGGACGACTAGTCCTGATTACAAATTAGACGTTGAAGGAGATATATCTTTAGTTGGTGGAGGTGAAAACTATGCTGTTATGTCTCCAATTAGTCAAGGAATGCAAATTGCTGTTGGAGACCCTGCTGATATTGCAGTTCCTTTAGTTACTTTTGATGGAGAAAATCAAAGAGTCGGGATTGGTACAACTAATCCTGCAGCTAAACTTGATATAGAAAGTACTACTAGTGGGGTTCTTTTGCCTAGGATGACTACAGCACAGGTAAATGCGATATCTTCACCAAGTAACGGTCTTACGGTGTATAACACAACTTTAAATACTTTATGTTTCTACAACGGAAGTAGCTGGCAAAAAGTAAATCACGCAAACATGTAATAAATAAAATTAAGTTCATCTTTAAATAAGATATATGTGTAATTTACACTCTATAATATGTAACTAAAAATTCGTATATTTGTAGAGTTAAATAATTTAAAAAAAAAACAATGGCAATTACTTACAAATGGGAAATTCCAGCAATGAACTCTCATGTTAGTTTAGAGGGGCAAGAGAATGTAATTTACACAGTGCATTACAGATACACAGGTTCTAAAGAATCTAATGGAGAAGTTTATTCAAGTACTAATATTGGTACCCAAGGTTATACCTATGTAGCAGGTAACTCTTTTACTCCATATGAGAATACTGAGGCTTTTCAAAATGTAGTTATTGGATGGTTGGAAGGCTCTTTAGACGTTTCTTCAATGCAAGAATCTATAGCTGAAGATATAGAGTCTCAGATTACACCTGTAAATGAAGACTTGTATTTTACATGGGCGGATCAAGAACCACCTTTAGAAGATGGTTCTGAAGAAGAAAGCACTTCTGGAGAAGAATAACGTTTTAGTGAAAATATAGTAAATTAATAATTAAATTTAATAAAATGGCAAAAATTACAGATGAGCAATTAAAACAATTGCAAGAACAGGTTAACACTATTAACCAGAATCAATTACAAATTGGTAATTTAGAAACTCAAAAACACACATTAATTCATAATGGTGTGGAACTACAAAACCAACTTAGAGGGATTCAAGACGAGCTTGAAAAAGAATATGGTAAAATTACTATAAATATTTCTACAGGGGAGTACGAAGATATTAAAGAAGAAGAAGAAGAGGCTAAGTAGTATGCAAATACGTAAGATATCTATTGGAGCAGACTATAAATCTAGTGCGATGCACTATATTGTAGGGCAAGATGTCTTGAGTGGTAATTACACTATATTTTTAATAGAGTATAACATAGACCAAGAATCCTATGTTATTTATATAAAAAATAAAGACGAAGTTGTTCCCTGGAAATCATTTAATAAAAATGTTCCTGTTTGCGTAGAGTATAACATAAACTTTTAATGAAATCACCTTTCTTCTTTTTGATAAAGCCAAAAGGAAGCGAATACAAAAATACAATAGAGATTGCAGGAGAAACAGTTATAATTAATTCTACTGTAGAAAATCACGAAAATGTAAATAGATTCGCTGAAGTAATTGGTGTCCCTAATTATTACGAAGGAGAGATAAAGAAAGGCGATATTATTGTAGTACATCATAATGTTTTTAGAATATATTATGACATGAAAGGGAGGCCAAGAAAGTCTCCCAACTTCTTTAAAGACAATATCTATTTTATAGATCCAAGTCAATTTTACTTATATCATGATGGAAAAAAATGGAATTCTGTTGATGAGTTTTGTTTTGTTAAACCAGTTTCTCTAGAAAACAAATATCTTCACGAAGAAGGTTTAGAGGAAAACACTGGCATTGTCGTATACTCAAACAACTCTTTAAGAAATATGGGGGTTAATGAGAATACAAAAATAAACTTCAGTAAAGACAGTGAGTATAAATTTATTGTAAACAACGAAACCCTTTACAGAATGAAGACTAAAGATGTGTGTACTATTTTAAACTAAATTTATAAGTATAGATGAAAGATTTAAATGAGATAAAGAAAAGAATAATTGAAGCTGGGCATGAGGCTGTAGATGAACTAATAAACGTAGCAAAAGAAAAAATAGTTACAGGGGGAGAAGATGACATATCAGCAGATAGATTAAAAAACGCAGCAGCAACAAAAAAGCTAGCTATATTCGATGCATTTGAAATATTATCTAGAATAGAACAAGAGAAAAGCTATATCGAGAACAAGCCTATTAAAGACGAAAAAGAAAGTTTTAGCGGTTTTGCTGAAAGAAGATCTAAGTAATGTATAAACAAACCTTATACTCTGTAGTAAAAAACATTATACCTGAAAAGGTTTTAAAAGAGCGCAATAAAAAAAAATTGTGGTCATATGGGTATAATAAAGAGTATGATGTTATTGTTATAAGTAAAACAGGAGAAATAGGCGACATTTATTCTATTCAAGGCCTGATTATTGCATTACCAAAACCATTAGATGTTGAAAAGTCTAAAAAATGGAACAGAAAAGATTATCCAAAAGAACTAAAGGCAATAAAGAGTATCTTTGATTGGAGAGATCTACCAGATGATTTTAAATCAAAATGGCATAAATATATAGATGGTGAATTTAAAAGACGTGAAGAAGGTTATTGGTTTAAAAATAAAGGCGTTAGCACTTATATTACTGGCACTCATTACATGTACTTGCAGTGGACCAAAATTGATGTTGGGAACCCAGAGTTTAGGGAAGCAAACAGATTATTCTTCATATTCTGGGAGGCTTGTAAAGCAGACAAGCGATGTTATGGAATGTGCTATCTCAAGAATAGACGTTCAGGTTTTTCGTTTATGGCATCCGCAGAGACGGTTAATTTGGCAACCATATCTTCCGATTCACGGTACGGGATACTGTCCAAATCTGGAGCCGATGCGAAGAAGATGTTCACAGATAAAGTGGTACCAATTTCAATCAATTATCCATTCTTTTTCAGACCAATACAGGACGGTATGGATAGACCGAAGACAGAACTTGCCTATAGAGTTCCCGCATCAAAATTCACCAGAAAGAGATTCGATTCAAAAGATAGACCTCAAGAAATGGAAGGATTGGACACGACCATCGACTGGAAAAACACGGGGGATAACTCCTATGATGGAGAGAAGCTTTCCCTCCTCGTCCACGACGAAGCGGGTAAATGGGAAAAACCAGAAAACATCCTCAACAACTGGAGGGTTACAAAAACAACATTAAGATTAGGTTCACGAGTTATAGGTAAATGCATGATGGGTTCAACATCTAATGCATTGGATAAAGGTGGAGAAAACTTTAAAAAACTATACGAAAACTCAGACGCTACACAAAGAAATAAAAATGGACAAACACAGTCTGGTCTTTACAGTTTGTTTATACCAATGGAGTGGAACTTTGAAGGGTATATAGATGAATATGGATTTCCTGTATTTAACACACCTACAAAACAAGTTAAAGATTCTTATGGAGATATAATAGAGGCTGGAGTTTTAGATAGTTGGGAGAATGAGGTTGAAGGCTTAAAGAATGATCCAGACGCTTTAAATGAATTCTATAGACAGTTTCCT